TGATAATTCTTCGCCGTCTTCCATAACTACAGTATCTGTTCTTACTTGAACTGATTTGTATTTTCCGACCACTTCGATTTTACCAATCTGTGTCTCTTTAGTTATTGCCATAGTTTGTCTCCTTTGTTGTTAAGCTGTTTGATAAGTTGTTGAAAATCTAAAATATCCAGCTGTGTCTAATGTTACAGCACCATCACCTCCACCACCAACAGGAGTTCTTCCAAAAAATACTTCGGTAGTATTTTGAATAGTATGTGCTACAAGTATATTATTTGCTGTTATTGTAATATTTCCAATTTCAGACATAACCAATGAAGATTGATGGTTAGCAACACTATTAGTTGTGAATGGCAAACCACCCATTTTCATAAGTCCAGTACCTGTATGTGCTGACCAAGCTATTTTACCTGCAACAGTTACAGTATTTCCAATTTTTGTATATGCTCCAGATTGCAAAGAGTAAGTTCCAGTTCCAGCTGTTGTATCACCAAGAATAGTTGGAGTAAAAGTTCCTTCTTCGTAATCGTCTAATTTGTTTGCTGAGCCTGTGCCACCAACATATAGACCACCACCTAAGTATAGGTCTTTAAATCTGTTTGCAGCTCTACCTAAATCAATTGTATTATCTATCCAATGATTTGCTGTAATACTAAATGGTCTTATTGCATTTCCACTATCAAAAAATTGTAAACCTACTGCACCAGTACCTATTGCTATATCTCCACCTTCAGCATTAATATTACCAACTGTTGTGTCATCTTTGTAAAACTCAATAATACGACCATCTGATGTAAGACGATTCATATATGCACAAGCATTGCCATCAACTGTTAAAGATGCTTGACCAGTTGCTCTTAACTCAGCACCAGTATCAGTAAAGCCAACAGATGTAGTTCCCACCAATAAATTTCCAGATGAGTCGATACGCATATACTCATCAGCAACACCACCCCCTAATCCCCTAAATATAAATGCACCATTAGAAGCACCAAAACGTGTGTCAAATAGGGTGTTGCCAGTAGCTTGTGAAATTTGTGCGTAATAATCAGAACCATCAGCATCTTGTATTCTAAATACTGGAGTACCTGTGCTAGATATGTGAAGGTTTGTAGCAGGACTACTTGTACCAATCCCAACTCTATTATTTGTGCTATCAACTTTTAATGTACTTGTATCAACTGTTAAATCGCCAGAGAAAGTTCCTGTTCCTGTAATATTAATATTTCCTGTGCCTGTAATATCGTTTGAGTTTAGGTCTAGGTTTCCACCAAGTTGAGGACTTGTATCTGTTACAACATCTAAAGCTGAATCTACGAAATTAACTGTATTTGCAGAAGTATCAATTGTTGCAAATTGAATATCATCTGAACCATCATGTATGTATAAAGTCCAAGTTGATGAAGTTGTGTCTATCCAAAATTGTCCAGCATATTGAGTTGTCGGTGCTGATGTGCCAGAGTTATTTGATGCTATTGCTGATAATACGTTATTAATATCAGCCCTTGTGTTTGGAAAAGTTTGATTTGAAATTATATAATCGTGCTGTGCCATAAAATTAATCTTATATCATAATTATTGTTGTTGTCCAATTCCGATTGCTTGGTAATCGAAAGTCCTGTCGATAGTATTACCACCACTATCAAAAAATTCAATATTAAAGTTGCTAGTCGATTTTGAGTTAATTGTGAAGTAATCTCCAGTTGCCATGTTTTGACCTATAACAGTTAAAGATGGTGTTTGGTAGAATGGCGAACCAAAGGTTATAACCTTACCAGCAACATCAGTTCCACTAGATATATTATCTCCAGTTTCAGTTCTTTTTGGTAAATTTAATTTTAGTGATAATGCAGAAACTTGTGGGCTTTCTTGTGTATTTGTAGATGTAAGTTTTAATCTAAATTTAACTGCTCTTGCCACATAATCTCCAGCTTTAAAATCTTGGTATGCAGTATAATCTACAGCATTTTGAGAAGTGGATATTTGAAGAATAGCATTTGTATCTACTGAAGCATTTTCTCCACCATCAAATAAACCCTGTCTTTCATCAAACAATCCTGAAGCTGAATCAAAGTTATCTACGAAGTTAATGTTATTAACAATTAAATCATTTATTAAAACTGTAAATTTTAAAACATTAGTAAAATCAAATGAGTTTGCAAAATCATATGTACCAGATGAAACTATATTACCAGCACCCCCATCAAAGAAACCTACTCCATCATCAAAGTCCCCAGATAAATCATCAAAGTTAATTGATGTATCTAATTGAATATTACTATCTACTTTAACTACATTAGATTTAGTTCCAGTAAAATTAGGGTCTTCAGTTAAAGTTTGTACTGTTTCAATTCTTTCTCCTAATATTTGAGTTGCAATAGATTGACTTGCATAATTAGTTGATCTGATTCCAAATTTATCTACAGCTTTTATAAAAAATTTACCTTTAGCAACATAAGGTGTAACTACAGAAGTTGCTGGTCTTCCTATTCTTGGAACTAGAACAACTGTATCTGCATAGTTTGTTTTTGTTGTATCAGAACTATATCTGATTTCGTAATAATCCAAATCTAAATTAGTTACAGGGTCAAACGTATGATGAAGTTTATCGCCAACTACATCTATAGAATAATTTTGCACATCTTGTGGTGGTTCAAATGCAGAGTTAACTTCATGCTGTGTTGTTTCATATGCAGATTTAGAACCAATAGAATTTATGGCTCTTGCTCGAATGTCATAAGTAGTTCCTTCTTTAACAGGATATTTTTCTATAATTTTATTTGAACCTCTACGCATCAATCTATATTCTGTTGCATTAGATTCTTTGTATTCAACTTCAAATTCATTTACGAATTTATCTGTGCTAACAATCGTAACTATTAATTTAGAAACTACTGAACCATCAAATAATTCAAACAATTCATCTGTTACTATTAATGATGGTTTTTCTACACTAAATGGATTAGGTAAATTAGTTGTAGGAACTACAGCTTGTTGTGATTTTTCTGACCAAGTATAAAAAGCATCTGAATGTTCAATTAAAGATAATCCCATTGTAAAATCTTGATTAAAAGTTGCACCAACAACTCTAAAAGGTTTAGCAACATATCCTAAAGAACTATGAGTAATATTAACTATATCGCCAATCGCTAAATCGTATGCTTTAGCACTTGCACTAATAGACATAGTTTTAGATGTTCTTGATCTTCTTAAAATAATTTCTGCCATTTCTTCAGCTTGATATGGAGAAGTTAAAGTTTTAAAATCAAATCTACCCTCTAATAAAAAGCCACCATCTTCAGCTTTCATAGTTTCATGTTTATCTTCATTTGCTAATCCTGTTTCATCTAGTGGTGGATATTGTACTTGATCGACTTGATAATTTCTTTCTGGGTTTATAAAACTACAAATAACACGATTGTATTTTGTATTTTTTTCTTCACTTGCTAATTTTAATCCACCAAAAATATCATCTTCAGTTAATGTAATAGTTGCACTACCAGTTGCTTCAATAATTAATTTATATTTACCAGCAGTATAAGGTAAATATCCTCGACAACCTTTAATTAAATCTCTAACATTATCTATAACTTTTTTTGATGTATCTATTACAGCATTACAATCGAATAAATTAATATCACTTGCACCAGAATAAGGTGTTACTTGAGTTTCACAAATTAAAGAAGCATCATAGAAACTTTGTAAATCCATATCTGCAACTGATAATCCTTTTCCATATCTTGCATTAGTTAGATAGTCTAATAAACACCAAGATGGATTTGTAGAATATGATGCTGATTGTTCTTCTAAACTCGCATTATAAGTTTTAATTTTTCTTCCTTTTATTTTAGCTTGTACTTTTGGTATTCCAGCAAAAGCATCAGGATTCCAAGTAAATCTTATTGCTAAATAACATAAACCAGATAATTTATGAGTACTACCCCAATCGTCTAAAGTTGATAATAATGATGATGCTGATTGTCCATCAGTTCCAAAATGTGGTTCTAATCTAATTAAACTTTCAGCAGTTGAATCTTGTACTGTTGGGTCAGCTTTATAAAAATTAGCATCTGAACTAGAAACTTCTACAGCAACACCATCTGTTAATGATGATGCAAATGTTACTGTTTTATCATCAACTAATATTTCTTCTATTGAATTGATTTCTCCCTCTGCCATTACTAAAGCGACATATAGATATTTATTATCTGTTCCACTTGAAGAAATAAAAACTCTAGTTCCACCAACTAATCGTTCTCCATAAATAACAGGAATAGATGCGTCATTAGATTGTTTATTTAATAATATACCTCTTTCAGTATCATCAAAATCAGATGTTCCAAAGTCAGGGATTTCTACATCAGGTACAATCCAACCTATAACTGAATCTACAACATCAGTTACAACATCAACTATATCATCTATTATATCAGGTACATCACACATAATTATAATTCTTTTCTAAAAACATTTCCTACATTTTCAAATTTCATAAAATTATAAAGTTTAGCAACTTTTTCTTTTTCTATACCAACACTAGATGCTGGTCTAAATTCTTTAGCACCTTTTTCTTTAGCCCAATCTGTAGCCATATTAATTAATCGAATAGGAACTTTAATGCTTTTTCTTTTATAAGGGTCAACAAATAACATAAGATCATGACAAAAAACATCATCACTAAAAAAATAACTTCTTAAATAAACAATCATCATACCTATTATTTCATTGTTTTCTTCAGCAACAAAACCCATAGCTATATCTGGTTTATCAATTAGTTTATCTCCCATTTTTTCTAACTTTGTTTTACTAAATGATAAGTTCTTATACGCACCCTCTTTCCACATCTTCTCGCCAAGTTCTATCATTTGTGGAAAATCTTTTCTTTGCCATTGTCTTATAATCATTCTCTACCCCATTTTATATCTTGTACTGTTTGTGAACTAAATTCCATTCCTTGATCTCCTGAAAAAAATCTTTGTTGTGATGTTGGATTAGTTTTTCTCCCTGATATTTTTTCAAAGTCAGCCCAATGAGATACAATTGTAAATATAATATCAGTTTCACTATCATTTTCTGTAATTTCAAATTTATCTATTTGACCATCATATAAAAGAAAAGGGTCAGCAATTAATGAATTATTATCATCTAAAAAACCTCTATAAATTGTGACAGGGTCATTAATAACATTTTCATTTAATACTATTGAAATATAAGTTTGATCTACTCCTGATAAACCTACTCTTAATGATGATTTAGTAATACCAACTTCTTCAGAAAATTGTGATAAACCTTTTACAAAAGCTGATGGTGTATAAGTTGTAGATGTTCCTGAAACAGAACTGGTTAAAGCAAAAGAACAATTAGTTAAATTTGCTGGTGTTGAAAATCCAAAGGTAAATAAATGAACTGGTCGTAATACATAAGTTGCCAATTCATTCTTTAGTGCCGTAGTTAAGTTTCTCGTCATATTTTTCGTAAGTTGTTCTTAATACTTTCTCGCTATCTTTTACCATAACAAAACTAAAACTTCCATTAGGAATAGTATTATATTTTAAATCATTTTTAGTTTGATCTAATTCAGTTTCATCTACTACTTTTTCAGCGATAAAATCAGCAGTGACCCAATGTTTCACTAAATATTTTGTCATCTATAATGCTTCTTCAACATCTAACTCAAATTTATATAATACATTACCATCTTTGTCAGAACCTATAGCACCAAATTCTTGCATTTCATTTACTAAATAAACTGTAAATGGAACATTGTCATAACTTATATCTGAACTAGAAACAGCTTCTCTTAAAGGTGGTTCAATAGTTAATGTTCCAGTTGAAATATCTGATTGATCTTCAACAACCATATAAACTTTATCATGGTTTGCAAATTTAATATAATCTCCAGCTTTTAATGTGCCAGTTCCTGAACCACCTAGTGTAATTGATGTAGCACCAGCAGATGCAGTACCATTAGGTGTGCCACTTGCTGTTCCTCTAGCATTAGAAATTTCTGGTGGTACTATTGTAAAATTTTCTTTACCTGATCTTTGCTTAACAATAAATGCCATAAGTTCGCCATAAACATCAGATCGTTTTCCAGTAATAATATTAGCAGTAAATGACCATCTTTGACCATCTATTTGTCTTGCAAGTTTTTTACCACTTGCAGATTTAGAAATTAAAGTTTTTTGAATAGATTTAATTCCTAAAGTTTGAAATTGAGAATTAGATATTGGAAATACACCAGCCATTATATGATTGCCTCTCTACCACGTTCATTAACAGATTCATTAATAATTCTTGATATAGTTCCTCGTCTTGAAACTAATAATTCATCAAATCCTCTAGCATCAACTGTTGTTATATTAAAATTAACTGTAGTTGCACCATTACCAGTTCCTCTAGCTGATTGTGTTATTTGTCCTGTTGAGTTTGGTATAAATAATTCTGCACCTCTTTCTCCAACTACTACAGGTTCTCCTTTGGAGACAGCACCACCTTTAGCAAAGAATCCACCAAAGAAACCACCAAATCCACCACCTAATGCAGAAAGAACTGCTTGTAATGCAATTTGTCTTTTTAGAGATGATTCTTGTGCTTTCATTGTATTTAATTTATCTTGTTCTTTTTTAAATAAAGTTTCATCTAATATTTTTTCTATTCCTTTAAGTGCAATTCTTTCAATAGTTTTAGCAATAATTTCTACTAATAAAGATTGTGCTAATTCTCTCATGGAAACATTTAAACTTTTACCTAATACTAATGCTTCTGCTAATGATCTTGAAAATGAACTGGTTGCAGATTTTATTCCATCAAATATTTGATTTGATAAACTAAATTCTTTATTTTGTTCTTTAATTTTATCTAATACTTCTTCAGATAAAGATTTTTGTTTTTTCATTGAATTAGCAATCTCAAAGTTTTCTCTATTTGAAATACTTGTAAATTTAATTGCTTTTTCTTTTATATTTGCTTCAATTTTTGCTTGTAAGTTAATTTGCTCTTGTGCTTTTAGAATATCTTTCATTCTATTAAATCTCTCTTTTTCAATTTCTCCTATTTGTCTTTCAACATCTCGTTGTTCTTTAGTTTTAATTTTTATATCTACAAATGGTAATTTATTTACAGTTTTTATTAAATTTTCATAAGCAGTAGTTACAAAATCAACTGAAGTTGCTATTAATTTAATTGAGCCTGATAAAAGTTTTACTGCACCAGCAAGTGTAAAACCTATTGCATCTGCTATATCATCAAATGTTGCTTGATTATCTTTAATAAATTTATCTAAATCGCTAAACTCTTTTTTAAGAGTATTAAAAAATTCTGCATCAGCTACATTCTTTTTAAAATTAAAGAAACTATCTCCAAGCATAGATAAAGTTCCAGTAAATGTATTTGCTAATTCATCTGTTGCTTTACCAAATCTTCCACCAGAACCAAATACTTTTTCAAATGCTTTGATTGTATCTTCAGCAGATACAGTTGCACCAGCAGAGAAACCAAGCATATCTCTAACACCTCTTTCTCTAAAAATATCAGCAGATGAAATACCAGCAGAAAATGATCTTTGTATTTGTTCAGCAGTTGTTGCAAAGTCTAATCCTGTAACTGCGGCAACATTACCAGTAATTTCTAAAATTTTTGAAAGTCTATCTGCATCTCCAGCCACTACTGCTAAATTTCCTGATGCTTGTTGAATTTGCTCTAATGAAAAAGGAACTTTAGATGCAAATTTAGCCATTACATCAAAGGCTCTTGCACCTTCTTGTGTACTACCAAATAATTGTTTTAATCTAACTTGTAAATCTTCAATACTTCTACCAGTATTAACAAATTGTTTAATAACAACTCCAGCACCAATACCAACTAATGCACCCTTAACTGAAAATACTGCACTTTTTAATTTATCTAATCTACCTCTAATACCATTAAAGGCTTCTTTAGTTTTATCATTTGCAAGTATATTTATTTTTAAATTTTGTGCCATTATCTATGTTTTGCTTTCCTCACAGCCGATTCATGCTCATCAATTTCTAGCATAAAATAACCTAGCCAATGATTATACTCCCAAACTTCCATTTTTAAAAGTTCAGATAATGTTATTTTTAACCTATCCGCAACGATAAGTAAATTTTTTAATTCAGGTGTCGAGTTTAGTTTTTTTTTACTTCTTCAGGAGTGATATTCTGAACCATAGCATTTGCTATCTTTGCAACAACATCAGAATCTACTTTATACATTAAAGCTAATTTATCTTCGGCTTTAAATATTTTATTTCCATCTTTATCAAGTGCTTTCATAACAAGAATGTCAGCAAGAATACTAACATCTGACATACTGCCTGACTTTTTGAACAATACATTTTTTTCGTAAAGATTTATAGGATTCCAATAAATAATACTTGGATTTCCATTTTCATCTTTCCATTCAGGAACTTCAATAGATTGAACACCTATGTTCTCAAAATGAGAACGAGCATTATCTAAAATTGACATAAATTAGATTATACAGTTCCAATAGTTAGAGTTCCAGTTCCTTGAAATGTTACACTTCTAGAAACAATAGCATCCATTGAGTTGTTAATGCTCATACCAGTTACAATACCAGTTCCTGAATAACTTGCATCTCCAGCAGTATTACCTTCTGGTAATAATACAAAAGCTATTGAAGCACCAGCTAATAAAGTTTCTTGTTGAGTATCAGTTTCGTCAAAGTGCATTTCGATTGTTCCTG